CCTTTCATATACAGCAGCTTCTATGTCCAATGTAGACGTAGGAGGTTCTGGGAACTTTAACCGTTTATCTTCTAACAGCGACAAAGTTGTAAAGTTAGCATCTGCTATCCATGCAGGATTAAAATTAACCATCTCTAAAATATGACGTCCTTGCATATGTTTATGGTCATCATTAGTTCTATCAATGATTGGCTCTTTACCTGCATAGCCTTCTTCCAATAAATCCATGATAGCCTTACCACCACCACCTTTATCCATAAAAATTCTTATTATATTATACTTAGAACATAAATCTTGTATAGCAGTAGTCAATTCTTGTGTTGTCTGTTTCTTTAATTCCAGTACATTAACCACACTATTAATTGCACCACATTTTATCAACACAACACCACAACTAGCATCACCAGCCTGGTTGGGATCTACCCCCAATATATAAGTACCTACTGGATCTCCTCGTAACTCCAACGAAAACCCACTATTCTGTGTACACACTTCTAACAAAGAAGCTTTAAAAAATCCTTCAGAATCAGAGATCATAGCGGCTTCGTATTCCATTCTATACTCATGATTAGACATAATACGCTTTGCTTCTTCTATATTTTTCTGATCTAAAAAACCATCAGGTAAATCCCAAAACGGAACTTGCCAAACAGAATATCTAGAATCTTTACCATGCATATCCATCTGCAGCCAGTAATCACGCATCCTTCTCCACATGTGGTTAAATTTGTAATACCCAGACGAAGTCATAATCATTTTATTCACTGTCCCATCTTCAAAATCATCTTCAGTAGCTAAACCTTGTTCTATCAAAAGTCTTTGTTGTTCTAGTTTTCTAACATTCTCCATAGGCTCAAGAGTAGTAGCACCCATAGGCCTAACAACTAAATCAAGAATTTTATCTGGAACTTGTGCTAGTTCATCTATAAGTATTAAATAAAAACGTGACCCTCTTATCTTACTACCATCACCTAACGGTAATGCTTCAATATAAGAATTAGTCACGCCACCTACAGATTTAAATTTAAGGTAACAAGTATCAGCACCACGTGTTGGCCTTTTTTCTGTTGCTTCACGTAATATAGGAGATTTATTCCATAATTTTTCAATCTCTGAAAATATCATTTTAGACTGTCTAAAAACAGGACCTATTAAACCTACTCTATATCCAGGATACAATAAACAACTCAAACTAGATAAAGCACCTAATAAAAAAGTCTTACCTACACCTCTACCAGTTACAACAATAACATAATCTTTAAACCACATATCTTCAAATATAAGCCTTTGTATAGGAGCTAAATCTATATTCAATAAATCATAGGCAGCTATAACTGGATTATTCCTATAAAAATGAATCAACTGCTTACCTTGAGTCATCAAATCTTCGTAGCTAGGTTTTTTTGCCAATTATTTATTCTTCCTCATTGATATTTGCATTTTTTTCAACGGTATCTACATCATATCTATTACCACTGTAATTACTTCTTCTCTCCAACATCTGCTCTTCTTCTTGTTTAAGACGTCTGATTTTTTCTTTCAATACCATTTTTTTATCTTCATCAAAAGCTACTGCTAAGTCAACTATTGAAAACCCTTTAAATTCATTAGGATTTATTCTGTCTCTACGCCTAGTAGATAAGTTACTTTTTAAATTATCATCTTGTTTACGTAGTTTTTCTATTGCATTAGAAATGTCTAACTGCTTATCTGGATTACCTTTACTAGTCCTTAGTAAACGTATTTCAAATACCCTATTCATTGCTAACCCAAGTATATCATCCATATCTCCTGAAGATAAGTCTTCGTCTTCAAAATCCTTTAAATAAATATCAACTAATGAGTTATAAATACGTAGTTCATCATCATCAAATAAATCTGCCACAGGTAATACTTCTTTTAACATTTCTTTTGGCCTAGGTGGGTTTTTAGGTCTTCCTCTGGACTGAGCCATGTTTATAATACCTCCTTAATCATAAGAAAATCCACTTATGTCTAACTTATTATTTATACAGTATTCACTAAGCATTAACAATAATTCTGGTGTTAATTCATGACCAAAACACTCTATATTATCTCCAAAAGCCAACTCCATTTTACTATCATTATATAATGTTCTTTCTGTTTTTACATCATCTAGATTATCAAGATCATCTTGCACACTGTATGCCCAACCACATACCTCGTCATCACTTGTTCTACAATAACTATTTATAATTTCTTCAGATAAAGGATTTTTACGCTTAAAATATACCAACAATGATTTTGATATTTTATTCTTAGTCTCTTGTTTATGCTTCTGACCTGTTTTAGAAATGCTTATTTGACGTTTACTGATTTCACTTAATCTAAAACCTATAGGACGCCCTCTTTTTCTATTACTAGTCTCATGTCCCATGTTATACCTCCTTTACTGAGACATATTTATGACAACTAGAACATATCATACCAACAGTATTTATAGAAACATAACTAGCCTTACCGCAATTAGAACAACGTTTCCAACATTTTCTAGCTTGTCGTTTTGGTTTTGAAAAACTAAATTCCAAATTACTATATGTATCTATACGTTTACTTTCTCTATGAATTCTTTCATTGAGTTTTTTAGTTCCTTCTTCGGGTTCCCATCGTCTAGGTGTTGAACCAGGTGATAATTCACCAGTACCCAAGTCTTCAGTAATAACAAACTCATCACTCATACATTACCCCCTACATTAACCCAACTGCCGTTTTAAAATCATCTACTACTTTATTAAAATCTCTGTGTTTTACACCACCACCTCTAATTAAATATGATGGGTGATAGGTACATATAAACTTAATACCCATATAATTAAAAATATTACCTCTCATATTACTAATGCTCTCGTTAATATCTAGTAAGTAACTACACACATCTTTACCAAGTCCTATTATTACTTTAGGCTTTAATAATGACAGTTGTACTGTAAAATATGATAAACACGCATCCATCCACTTAGTCTCTAGTTTTTTACCTGGTTGCACAAAACACTTAACCAAATTAGTTATATACACAAGATCATCTAAACAACCATCATTTTTAAACACACTACCTAATATGACATCAAGCATTTTACCAGCAGCACCTACAAAAGGCACACCTTTTGTGTTTTCATCAAACCCTGGACACATACCACATACAACTATACCACTTTTAGGATTACCTCTAGCAAATACTGGTTTTATACGTCCTTTACACAACTCACAGCATTCACACGAAACAGCCTTTGATTCTACATAACATAAATCCATCACTATCACTAACCTCAATTACATGTAACATATATATTATCTCTTATATGACACTTCTATACACCGTTTACTAGCAATATAGTCAGACAAATACACACACAACTCTTCTCTAGTATACTCACTAAGTGGTTTTTTCCAATCTCCATGAGACCATAAACCATAATGATATCCAACACAATTACGCATCATCATAAATCTATCTTCATCTAAGATCTGAGTATCTCTTTGTACATTTTCTATAAGCTGAGCCCCAAAAGCAGGGTGCATCTTGTGAGTATGCCCAGTACAAGTCCAACCCTGCTTAATCAAATCATGCACTAAACAGGCCGCTAATATTACATCTCTATTGTCTTCACAATCCATGCCTCTACATAATTCATAAGCAACCGTAAATACCTTTTTAGTGTGTATAATAGTCCCATCAGGACCTAATTCATTCAATGGATGATATTTTCCAGTAGAACTAGCTGGACAATCTGTAAAAAAATAATCTGGCGCAGATACTATACATAACCTAGTAAATTCTCTAACTTTTTTATCAAATATCAACTCCAATTCATCTTTAAAAACTTGTTCTTTTTCTTGTACCAAAACCATTATAAATATCTCCTTATATCTAATACCCCTTTAACGTAACATCGTCCCTATTAATATTAACTCGCTCCACCCTAATAGAATTGTGATTAACATTATATCCGGACTGCTTGAAACCATCTCTCCATCTACGAGGATCTGTATCAAACTTATAAAATCTTTCATTATTATCCCTACTAAGTGTAGCTTGATCTGCATCATTAAGAGATACCCATTTAGGCTCTCTATACTCATTAATAGATACTGTCATTTAAGTACACCTCCTGATAGATTTTTTTTATTTGTTTTCTACGCCTCGTTCTTAGTCTTTACATAAGAACCATAATCTTCTTCCATGCCTTCTGTTATCTTCCCTGCCTTTATTTTATTTGCTTGCATAAAATCCATAAGATCTAAAGCAAAAGACGGGACACCGTCACCCTCCCACTCATAAGTAATGGATAAATACTCTTTATCGCCTTTTTTGGCAGCTATTCGTGCCGAATTATACCCATCTTTGGATTTAGATATCGAAGTATACATAACCTCTTCGTTTAATACCTTAACTGTAAAATCTTTAGCTTTAGCCATTTTAACATCCTCCAATAATTTATTATTTAAAACACTATAAATCTTTAACCCTATCATCTAATTCAGGTTTAGTTGACATATAATTCAACAATGTCATACATGCCCAACAAGCATGTGCTAAATGAGGTAAGCCACTTTCTTGATCTAAATCTTCCCCACGCCAGAAAGACCAAGCATGTCTCATTAAAGCACCAAAAATACGACACCATTTAATACCTTTTCGCCAATTATTATCATCATATTTAATACTACCATACGTATATACCCTAGCCAGTTCATGTAGTGCGTCACCAGGAATTAAATCATATCTTACTTTATTTTTATCAAACTTAACACCTTCATCATCTGTATGCCCTGGATCCTGATCCTTAAATTGTTCTAATAACATAAATCACCTCTACTTAAATATGTAATACAAAAGTATTAT